TTGGCATACAATCTCGCGATTAGAACGAGATTTCTTCTTCATTGCGGGCGATTTTGAGGCGTTCGTTGAGGGTGGCGATGCGGTCTGGAGCGAGGGTTTCCGCAGCACCTTCCAGCGGGTTCAGCCACTTGATCTTGAATCTGGCCTCGCCGTTGTATTCCTCGGCCTCCACCGTGATTTTGCACCTCTGGTTGAGGAATGGGGACTTGCCAGCGTCCAGCGATTTGATGTCCCACTCGTTTCCGAATGCCTGGTCGAGCGTGTCGCAGGTCCGTTTCACCGCCTTCTCCGATAGCCAGCCCTGCCAGACGATTTCGCGTCCATGCTGGTCGCTGGCCGGATCGTCAATGAGGAGCGGGAGACGGATGAAATCCGTGCCGGTCTTCGTCTTGCCGAGCCATCCGTTGCCGGGTTGCTTCACCTTGGCAATGAATTTGCCTGCCGAGGTGACGTATTTGGTTTGTTCTGCGAGTTCGTGTGTTGTCATGTGGTTTGGTTGTTTATGTTGGGGAGATTGGTATCAGTCAAAACTAAGCTTTTGTCCTTTATGCTTCCGCATTTTGTGCAAACGGCATTTTCATCTCCAAAAATCCATTTGCATTGATGAGTTCCGCCGACCTTAGATGTAAATTTTCCGCGCTTTTCTAAGCGCACATCGGCTAAAGATTTTGCGCCAATTGATCCTGCGCCTACATTGAAATACCTTTGAAGGCTTGTTGTTCTCATACATGAATGATGTTCGTAAACTCCGAGAGCCGCCGGAGGATCGGCTCGCCCCTGTCGGACGAGAGCATTTTTCTGAGGTCACCCTTGGCAGCGTTCGCCGTCCAAATGATGGGCAGTTCGTGGGAAGATCGGTGTTCAAGGAGGTCGAAGAGTTCTAGCTCGCTGCGCTCGGTCATCTTCTGCTTGCCGAGGTCATCGAGGAGCAGCACCTTCGTGCGGCGGCAGCGGGTCAGCGTGTCCTCGGCGAGCGCCTTCGCCTGCGGGTTGTCGTGCCATTGATCCGCGCATGCTTTGGCAAACCCCGTGGAGGTGATCCCGAATACGCGAAGCCCGCTGAAATGCAGACGCTTGAGCAGTATCCATGCCGCTCTGGTCTTGCCGCATCCCGCTGGGCCGACGAGACCCATTCCAACTGGATTATACTGCCATGCCTCGCATTCGCGCAGGAAGGCGCTTGGGATTCGTTCGGGGTCGCTTTGGCGGTAGAGTGGTGGACAGAGGGCATGGAACGCCTCCTGTCGCCTCTCCTGCTCCTCTGCGGCCTGCTCCGCTCGGAGCTTCTCGGAATGCCGAGCGAGGCAATCCTCGCACAACACCCGGAGGTTCGGGAAGTAGCGTGATACGTTCTCGTCGGGTAGCGGGACCGACTCGAAGCATTCCTCGCTCGCACAGGGTTGGTAGGTCATTACCATTGCTCCACCTCCTCAACCTTGGCTGGCGCGAGCGCCGGTTCCACCTTGTTGAGCCACCCGATAACAAACATCCGGGTCTTCTTGCGTCCGGGGCGTGCGAGAAGCCATGCATCCATCTTGCGGGATTCCGCATCGACATCGATGTTCGGGTAGTGCCGCTTCATCTCAGCCCAGAACTCCTCATCGAGGAGAAATGATTTTTTCGGAGCGCCTACTACTTCTTTAGAAGTAGTATTAGTAGATGTAATAGAAGACTGAAGAGTTGCCTTTTTGTTGGTACTACCTTCCAACAACCCTTCAACTAGACTTGAACTACCCTTGCCAATTTTCCGCATTTCGGCGGACTTTCTGCCACCTTCGCGGCATTTTTCTGACCAAGCGTCTTGTTTCTCCCTTTCCTTCTCTAGCCGGTCATGCACGAGCAAAGCAGGGTTGTTGGGGTGCGGTTGGAACATAGTTGCTAGGGTAGTTGCTAGGGTAGTTGAACTACCCTTGCCTATGAGTCTCGCGATCATTTCGGGAGCCGAAGGGATCGACCCGTGTTGCCAGCACGAAGCCAGCAAGCGCAGATACGCCCCCTCCTCCTCCAGCGTCAGCAAGGAAACCCGCTGCGACCCCAGCCAGTCGCCGGGGTAGAATTGAAATGCAGGGCGCTTAGTCATAATGAATACTCCGCGACCCGCTTGCCCGTGGATGTCACAACTTTCCTCTCGCCGATTGCCCAACCCGCCTTGCGAAGCTCGCAGATGCGAGCCGCCAGCCGGAAGCAACCGAAGAGGTTCAGCGCATCCATCGCCGTCACCCGGTGGCCTTCGCGCAGGTAGCCCAGTATCGCGTTCGCCTGCGTAGGTCTGGAGTGACCGAAATCTAGTTCTGGTTGCGTCATATTACGCCTCCCACTCTTTTCTCAGCACGTTTTGGCGAGTAGCCTACCGCCACCAGAGCTTCTATGATTTCCTCGTTGGTCGGGGCGCTTCCGCCGTACTCTTTGACGGCGCGATTGAAGACCCCGAAGCCACGCTTCATGGCAAAATCCATGGTGTGGAGCGAGACGAAGTCCCACCACACGATCCGCCTAGCAGCAGACTGAACGTGCTCTGGGACGACTGAGAACGCCTCCACCCACGCCTGCCCATCGCGACCACGCAACTCCTCCTCTTCTGGCCAGAGTGATCTCATTTCGCGACCCCCTTAAGCCAAGGTTTATCTTGTTCGCAATGTTCCAGCCAGCGATAAGTAGATTTTCTATCCTTCCAGCGCAGACGATCTTTTAAAAATAATGCAATCGACCGGGCCTCCTCCCGTTCAATATGGAAACCACGGGCTAACTTTTCAAATTTTGACGCTTTGTATCGATATTTTTTATCAGAATTTAGTTCGATCTTTAACTCTTCGTGTGTTTTGAGTAAATCCTTGTGTGTTATATACCAATAATGAACATTTTCCTTTGCTTCTTTTAAATCAGAAAAAACTTTTGTAAACTTAGATAATAGTGTTGTCCCTGTGCTTGAATAACCAAGAGCCTGCTCAAGACTAAAACACCTATTACGCAATTCGCTTAGTTGTCGCTTTAGCAGGTTGGTTTGTTTTTTTAATAATGTGATTTGATCGTTGAGTTCAAGGGTCTGAATTTGCTTTTTAGTTAAACTCATTTCAGCGCCCTCGCTTTCTTGTCCTCGACGAGCTTTACGATGTCGGCCTTGCGTTGGGCATGCTGCTCCTGCACAGGCAAGCGCATCTTCTCATGCCACTCGCGGTACGCCTTGCCACCCATGTCACCGCCCATTGCAGTCACAAGGTCATCGAGTCCGCTCTTTCCGGCAACCGCTGCCGAGACGATGGCAATCCGGTCGAAAAACTCACTTCCTGTCTGGTGCTGAATCTTCCATCCGGGTAGCGACCCGCCATCAACGAGGAGTTGCTTTGCCGCATCGCGGAGAGGTTTCAAAAACTCCTTCTCGAAAATCGATGCCGCCTTTAAAACCTTCGCCAAGCGATCTGGATCGGCGAGGACGTTCTGCCGCACCTCGGACAGAGAGACCTCCGACTCAACTGCCGCCAGCGTCTGCACGACCGGCTCGACGACCTGTTGGCATCGGTCCTTCTTAATACACCACGCGCAGTACTCATTCGCGCATGGTGTTTTGTTTGGATCGTTTGCAGAATCCACGATCCCCTTCACCCATTGCTCGGCCTCATCGTATGTGTAGCGGTAGTGAACCACCTCCTGCTGGTCACAAAAGAGCAACACGCACTCCCACTCATTCACGAATTCCCGCGCCATGTTGCCAAGGGCATAGGCACTCTGCTGCTTATGATACGAACGTGGCTGGCCCGACTTGAGGTCCATGCTCAAGCAAAGCGCCTCCACCCGCGCATCCTCCGTGCCGACATGGGAGAGGTGCGGTGTCACCACCTTGAGTTGCGACTCATCGCTGATGATAGGATGACCCTGCGCCAAATCCTTGGCAGTCGTGACCGCCCACATCACTGAGTCCTGCTCTAAGTCGGAGAGCGCCAAAAAGGGCTGGCGCTCGCCCATGAGAAGACCCCGGAAGGCCAAGTCCATACGAGTCCCACGCTCTGCCGCTGGGCCAGAGACGGGGTTGGATTCAAAGCACGGACAGAGATCGAGTTTGTCCAGAGCGGAGTGACGAATCGTCGCGCTCATTATGCGACCTCCTTGAGAACGGCTGCGAGGAATCGTGGCGTGTTCGACAACACCCGGTTGCGGTAGCCCTCGTCCGAAATGTCGCGGAATGTCTGGCCTTCGGTGATCTGCCCCTTGGTAACGAGGAAGGCGTTGACCTGCTTCTCATGCTCGAAAATGCGCTTTTCCAATTCGTCCGCCCAATTTGGGGTTTCCGATGGAATCGCCTCGGTATCAGCCGAAACCGCCACGGCCTCGACCTCGATGAGCTTCGGTGCTTCCGCCACCGGCTCCGGTGCGACCTCCACCTTCACCGAGCGTGCAGGCCGGGGAGCGTCAAACTCGCCGACCTCCTCTGGGGTATACATCCCATTGAGTACCGCAGGGAAAGTCGCACGGACCCCCTCGCTGATCACCCGCGCCCGCAGCATCTGCCGTGGGTAGGAGCGCCAGTTGTCTTTGCCGCCCAGCCCCGCCGCCTTGGCCCGCGCCATGTCCCAGTCGATGCGGAGCGATCCGCCCGCAGGGTGGCTGAATGTCGCGGAGACCTTCTCATTCGTGTGGTCGTGCCACTCCACCCGCCCGCCGCTCTGCTGGAATCTCGCCAGCATCGAGTCCGACTTCAGTGATGCACGGCCTTGGATGATATGGTAGTCGCTCGCCACCGATCCGGGGTGACGCCCCTCGGCAGTCGCCACGATCATCAGCGCCAGCGCCTGGTCTGGTGTTTTCATGCCGAAGAGACCGCTTTTCACGATGGCGTTGGCCATCACCTGCATGTCGCCGAGAGCGACTTGTGTGTTGACTTGTTGTGTCAGTTGTGTATTACTCATTTTGTTATTACTGCTTTTCTTGTGGTTTTGACTTGGCCCCTTCGGTTGCACCCGTCGGGGTCGCTTTCATTTAGATGCCTGCACAAAGCTCGGTCATTTTTGCCGAGAATGTTTTATTGAAGAATGCTGACCTCTCGGTTGGCGTCTCCAGTGCCGTCTTATCGAGTTCGATTTGAGCGAAGCTGGACGCCTCAGTGAGGTGTTTGTTTCTTTCGCGGATGTAGTCACAATTGTGACCGACTACTTCTGGCAATTTGTTGCCGTTTTCATCTTTCACTTCGGCGCAGTTGCATGTTGCTAGTTTCATGTTTTGTTTTCTGTGGTTTGCCCCTTTCGGGGCGCTTTTCTTGTGTTGAGGACGATCAGTCCTCGAAATCTTCAAATTCACGCCAGCGGCGTTTGCGCTCGGCGTGGCGGCGATACCTAGCGAGAATGTCTGCCTGTCCGAGGCGGTAGCTGGCGTAGCAGGAACCGAGCGTGAGGACTGCGAGAGCGAGGCCAAAGGTCGCGCTCATTTCGAAACCCTCCATGTCACTAGGACGAGCGCCAGTGCCGGTCCCACGGCAAAAAGGAAATCGAGGAAATAGCCGATGGATCGGCAGACGTAGGCGGGGTCGCTCATTTCGCCCTCCTGTTCGTTGAAGCTCTGCGCTTCGCCATCCACCATTGTTCCAACGAAGGCTTGAGTATCGACCACCCCCCCCGATTGCCGCGTGGCTTCTCAGCGGTGAAGTTTCCCTTGCGACAAAACTCGCGGATCGCGAATTCCGAGTACCCCGTGTACTGCGCGGCATCTGTGACGCTGATCATCATTTCGATGCCCTCCGCTTCTCAGCGTTGAATGCCGCCCTCACCGCCTTAGAGACCAACCGAGATAGAGGTATCCCCTCCACAGCAGACTTGGTTCTCAAGTACTCCATGAGTTCCGTTGGGAGACTCACACTCGTTTTCATAAATGCACATTGCATGGTCATACTCGTATTACTGGTCATACCGCGCTGACAAGAAAAAGTTTTAGAAAAAATCAAATGGGGTATTCACCTACCCTTACTTTTCTATTGACACGCCCATGAATGCTATCTCTACGGGCGCATTTATTTTTTTGAGTTCTGAAAAGAAAATTTGCTTTTTGGAATACTCGGTATTACTGGTGATGTATGAAAGACAACGAAAATGTCTCCAAGTTCACCATATCGCTAGAAAAAGACCTCTTCGATTGGGTCGAATCGCAGGTCGTTGCGATCAACAAAAAAGACCGCAGAGCTAAGAGTAGTCGGAGCGCCGTCATCGCGCACGCCGTGCAAGCGATGAAAGAATCCGAAGAGGAAAAGTCCAAGAGGAGTGTTGGTGTCGTGATCCGTCCAGCCTCCGAGAATTCCGATACTGGGCCATCAACTCGAGCAACCAAGACCTCCCGAAAGGTTGGTTAGGAAAAGTCATTGACCTAACTACCAGCGAAGACCCTTTGTGCCAAGATACTTACCCTGACAAAGGCGGGGGGGGGGGTGGTGGTAAACTGCTGTATATTATCCTTTTACCTTTGCTCTGTTCTCAAGCACTTTGGCAATGAGACGCTCCCGATTCTTTTGATACCAATCTGACTTCCGTTTCGCCTCGGCATTCTTGAATGCTAGGTCGGTGGCGTACTTCGTCCTGTACTGCCGAGCCATGAATTTCTTTTGAGTTTTCTTGTCTTGGTATGGCATATCAAATCTTCCAGAATGCTTTCCAATCGGCTCTCACGGCGGGAACGGCATAGACACGTTGCACCATCGTGGGAGATGTATGCCCCATCTGGTATGCCGTGAGACCAGCATTGCCACAACGAGCCAGATGGTAAGTCGCAAACGAATGCCGCATCGCATTGTCGGGCCACCCCTCCCATCCCAACGCCAACACAACCTTCCTCCTTCTCTCGTAGAGCGCCTCTAGCGACCCGCTCACAATCTGCCCTGTCTTCTTCTCGAAAAACTTTTTGCGCTTCATCAGCGGTTCGGTCATATCGACCACCCGCTCCAGTATGCCTTCATGCTGTTTGGAGACTTCCTTTCGGATATAGATTTGCTTTGTCTTAACATCGATATCTTCCCAATTCATCCGAGACACCTCTATAGTCCGCAGGCCCGCGAACCCACCCAAAAGGATAAGCGCCTTTACATCGTCCGGCATCGGAGCCTTGAGAAGGGATATCATTTTTTCAGCAGTCAAAATATTTCTTCCCGGAGTCGCCCTTGGCGGTCGAACTCCATCGAGCGGCGAGCGGTCAATGAACCGCATGCGATAGCACCAGCGGAAAAACATCCGCGCGTAACGAAACCACATCGACCGGCTCGTTTCCGTCTTACCCATATCCTTCACCCATCGCTCTACCTCAATCGAGGTCACATCATCGACGCGACACTTGAATTGCCGCATGAGCGCAATCTGGGTTGCTGCCACCTTGTCTCTGTGGCTTTTACTTTTTCCATCAACTCCCCTAGCCCACAATGTCGCCGCCTGCGATACCGTAACGCCATCCCTATCCGTCAAAGATTGTGTGCCTTTTTCACGAATAAGTGAAACCAACCTTTCCCCCTCCTCAAAAGCCTCCTGTTCGGAAGCAAAGAATCTGCGTATTTTTTTTCCTGCAAATGCCGCCCGTACCTCCAGCTTCCACGGAGAGACAGGTCGAAGAGGGTAAGGCGACACGATAAATGGGGCTAGGTTCATATTGTTTATTGTTGCTCGCTGTTGTCCGCTGTTGTCCGCAAGCTGCACTTAAAAGCCAATATTAACCAAAATGAACAAACATCAAGCAACAATAAAGGAAGCCTGCCTGAGTGCTTAGATAAAGGCTCTAGACGCTGTCTAGAGGTGGCGGAAGGGGCGGGATTCGAACCCGCGGTAGGTTACCCTACGTTCGATTTCGAGTCGAAAAACAGGTGTTGGCTCGCAGTGATTTACAATGCCGTTGTCCATTGTTGTCCATCAAGGGCATTTTCAACGACTTGCTAAAGTCCGATCAATGAGTTACATACAAAGAATTCGACTTTTAGTCGAAAAGGGGAGTTTGGCGCTGTCAAACTGCCACTGGGCGGATGCGGATGAAATTTCGGGCGAGTGTTTTGTGGCGCACCTTTCGCCAAACCCCGTCTCCCGATTCCGAGTCTCGCTCGCCACGTCCATTCGTGTTTCCTTCCAGAGTCACGATCTGGTATCCGCTGTCGGATTCGACGATGCCGACATGCGAGAAATCAAAGACCACGATGTCGCCGGGCTTGGCCCACTCGCGGTCGTGGAGGATAATGGTGGTTTTTGGGCGAGCTTTGGCCCAGTCGAGCATGCCGTAGGCGAGAGCGGTCTTTGGTCGCCACTCCTCCGGCGTGGAGGATTGGAGGTTGAGCCACTCGCGGACGCCGGGCTTGTCGAGCCACTGAGCCACGCACCAGTCAACGAATGCCGCGCACCATGGCCAATCGGCAGGCTTGAGGTTGGTCGCTTTCTGAAAATTGCGGATCGCTGCGCCGTTGTTATTGCCGCCCACTTCGCGGACTCCGACTTGCGATGCGGCGATTTCGGCGAGGAGTTGGTTCATTTGTCCTTGAGGGCTTTGGCTTCGCCGAATTTCTGCCACGCAAAAGCGAGGTTGGCGTCTCCGGGTCGGTCTGGTTGAGTCACTGGAAGGTATTTGACTCCGAGCGAAAATTGCAGACTGCCCATCTCCCCGATGCGATCCCCGAATGGCGGGACTGGAACGCTGACGCATGAGGTGAGGAACGCCATAGCCAGACAGGCAAAGGCGAAGAGGATCATTGCGGTGGCGATCCAGCGCGGTGTCATCCCTTGCGAAAGATGTTTATCGCGCCTACGAGGCCGAGGCCCGCGCCCACGATGGCTTCTTGATGCTGCGGACTAAGCGACACGCCGAGAGCGGTGGCGACCAGCAAAATCCCCCTCCACGTCGAGTTCTCCGAGAGACGATCCAATATGTAGAATAGTGCTATCATGTTGATTTGGTATCAGTCAAAACAGACAAGCTGTCAATCTTCGGTTGTTGTGTTCTTTGCCACACCGAAGAAGTCGGAGGCAATGTGTGTGAGCGATGCGGCGGCTGCGCTTGTCTGGTTGAACATTCCCATGAGGGAAACCATGCCGTCGATATCCTTGAGGACACCTTCCATGTCGCGTTCGCCATCGATGATGTCGGGGATGTGCTTGATGGCCCGGACACCACGCTCAAAACTGATGAGGTCGGAGCTTTGCTGGTATTGTCCAAGTGCGGCATTGATTCCCTTCTCGATGTAGTCGCCTAGATAGGGAATGCCCTGCAATGGTTCCGTGAGCATTGCCACGCCGATGCGTTTCCAGTTCCATGTTTTGTCGTCGAAGAGTTCCTCATCGTCGTCGTCCTTCATGTCCTTCCATGCATTGCGGATGAAGGCTCCCATGGCCAAGTTGAATAGAACGAAACCTAATGCGGCAGTTCCAAACTGACCTTTTGACCGGTTGGCTTTTGTATACGCGAGAAGGGCGAGATTCTTGCGGGCTTCGGAGGCGAATGCCCATCCCAATTTTGAACCAGGGTTTGTGGATGTAATCTCGTAGATCGACCTCGCTCCCATGCGCGTGGGTTGCGCCAACCTGTCGGTGACTCGCTCTGCCGTATTGTGCGCGTATTCTTCTGCGGCCTGCCCTGTATAGCCGAAAGACTTGGCTTGCCCCAAATGGTAGTCGTACACCATCGCGTAGGTTCCCGCAGTCCAGAGAGCATCGGAACCGGATATGAGTTGCCCCACCTTTGTGACTTGGTGCTTGAGTTGGTTTGGCTTGCCTGCCTTCAAGCCTTCCATCGCGATCTGCACGCTTGGAGGCATCTGTTTTATGCGGCGCTGAATGTAGGGCGAGTTCAGCGCTTCTGTCCAACTGAGGTTTCCTGTCATCAGTTTTCCGAGGCGTGACACATAAGCCCCCATAGGAAGCTCGGCGCTCGCTGCACCGATCTGCGTGAACTGGATGGCAAGCGTACCCACCCTGCCGACGAGGGCGACTTGCGCGGCTCGACTAGTCATGCGACTGAGCGTCTGCGAGATTTCTAGCCCAAGCGAGGCATCGCGGTTGCCACCTTGAGCGAAGGCATCGAGGAACCGGTTCAGAACCTTATTAGCCTCCTCTCCTCCTGCTTCGTGGATCGAGTCCTGCACATCACGGTTGCGAAGGATGCCATTGGCTTCTTTGGTCCAAGGAGCGAAAGCCTTCCAATGCTCCATCTGTCGAGTGTGGGCGATATAGGTGCTGATGACGTTGCGGAAATTTGGTTGCGCGATAGCAGTCCCACGGGTGCGGAGAGCGCCGGGAGATATGCTGCCAGCAGAAACCGCATTGCCGGTCACAGGATCAGAGACCATCCCGGCTGGAACATTGATCGGATTGACCGTGACAGGTGAGTATTTGAAAATGCGGGGAAGGCTAATGCCATTCAAGTCACGGTAGACAGAGTTGATTGAGAACCATCCCTTGCCATAGGAATCCCACAGAAAATCACGAACCGCTTTCGCCTCTGGCGAGAGTTGCGATTCGATGTCGTCGATGAATTGCTGGTTGTAGTGCCAGCGACTTGTTGGGATTCCCGTCTCATCGAGTTGCCCGATCATGTGACGACGACCATCCTCCTGCGCCCAAAGCATGGTTGGGGATAGTGCTTCTAGCTGGGACAAGTTTAAGCCTCCAGCATCGATGGAAGGTTGACTCATTTTCCACATGAGCTTTTCACCCTCTAGCCTGCTGCCGCCTGCCAACTGCGTGAAGAGGTCATGTATGGCATCTTCCTTAGCCTGCACGGCATCGATCTTGGCGTATTCGGCCTTGCGCTGACCATCGGAGAGTTCGATGGCGATTGCTGATTCGTGACCGAATACTATCCCGGCGACTTGATCCCATGACATGGTGTCCATTAGCCACCCATGGCTTTTTCCCTTCAGCCCATTGTCGGCTTCGGACCTTGCTCTGCGGTCTGGGTAGTCGCCCTTTTTGCCAGTAGCCTTGATAGCCTTGGCGCGGGCGATGTCGCGGGCCTCGCGCTCCTGCATTTTCTTTTGAACGAATTCGTACATGCCCTTCGCCCATGTCTCCGTGGCGGCTTCTAGTGCTGCGGCTCGGCGACTTGAATCTGCATTTTTCCAATCTCCAGCGAGCGAGACTAGGTCAGCCTCGCGGGTGAGCCATGCCTCCTCCTCTGGAGTGAGGTTGCCAGCGGCGATCTGCGTCTCAATATCGGCGATGTGACCATCCACCTTATCGGGATTCCATCCTCTGGCCTCACGCACCGCTGCAAATAGAGATTGGATATCTGCTCCGATACCCTTGGGCTTCTCGCCAGCCTTGGCTTTCTTGGGCTTCGTGCGCTCAAGTAAGGCGTCGAATTGCGTCCCGTACTCTTCCTTGAGTGTGCGCTCAAGCTGGCGGTCGATCATGTCGATGCGCTGCACGAAGAAGTCTGCAAGCGCCTTGTCGCCTGTGCCGATATTGGCAAGCACGGCAAAGCCCCCCACCCTGCCGCGAACCTCTGGCGGCAAAGCTTTGAGAATCCCATCCAACTCGCCGATAGCGTTGACGAGTTTGGTATTCCGTACCTTGTCGCGCATCCTCGCATTGGATGCGGAATCTTTTGCCGCTGCGGCTTGCACGATTTGGTCTCGCTGGGACTTCGCCTCGGCATCCACCGATTTTTTGCGTTCTGCAAATTTGTCGCGAATTCCTTGCTCTAAGATTTTGGCGCGGTCCTTGGCATCACGTTCGACTTTCTTGCGCTCTGCGGGAGTCTGCGCGGCCTCGATGCGCGGAAGGAAGGTGTCGGCATTATCCTGCAATGCTTTTTCCAACTCGGTCTTCTCCTCACTCGATACATCCGCCATCTTTCCTGCGCGATCCATCTCTACCCGCTCAGTCGCAGGCGCGGTATCAGTCGAAACGGATGAGCGTATAGCATCAAGCGCCTCCTTGTTTTCCTGCATCACGCGAGAGAAGCTATTCTTGGCCCGCTCGTAGACTTTGAGCCGCTCGTCCGGGCCTCGGTTCATGCCGCCGAGCGCCTTGTTCACCCGGTCGATCTCCGACTGGCTGGCGATGGAGTAGCTGGAGGTTCCGGTTTCCTGCCGGAAGCGTGCGATCTCCGAGGCGAGCGGCTCGCCGTTCTCGTCGGTTTTGACGGTTACGGATTCGGGGTTGACGCCGATGTTAAGATCGCGCACTTTAAGTAAAGAAACCGCCGAAGTGCCTATGCGTTTAGCTGATGAAGCTTCGCTTGGCAGACCTTTCTCGGCGGTTTCTGTTTTTACGGTGATGGCTTCAATGTCGTATGCGTGATGCCCCTTGGGTGCAAAGTGCTCTTTAACGACAATGTCCACTCGATGAATGCTCTCACGAAAATTAATGGCCGAAACCAGTCGATGCACTTTGGCGATACTTTTTGACGCTGGCTCATGTTCTTCGTCAGATACTTTTCGAGCGGAGCGAATGATTTCCGGCACATGCAGGGCTGCGTGCACTTGAATAGGTCCACGGTGAGTGAATAAATGCTCCAGGGTGTCTCGATTAATGAGAATATCGGCATCAAGGTCGGTGTTTCGCTCACGCGATCCCCACCAAGAACGGGTTTGTTGAATAGCGTTTTTGCGAAGCTCTTTGATCGTTGCTCCAACCAAACCGTCATCTTTGACAACAACAACAACGACATCTTTGTCAAGTGATGCCAAAGCTTCCCAATCCCCAAACCTTGCCTTGAATTCCGGCGACCGCGCCAAGGCTTGCTCCTCTGGCTTGAGGTTGCTGGGCTTGCCGTTCGGTGCAAAGCCGACGCTGTAGTTGGTCGCGCCGGTGGCTGGCGCGGCGAGGGCTTGCGATGCGGGGATGCGGTTGCCGTTCTCCTCGGTGATCTTGATGAGGTTCTCATCGAAGGCGACATAGTTGTAGGTTTGCCCTGCAATCTTTTCGGCTAAGACTGTTTTGGCCTCTGCCTCTGTGTCGAAGTGTAAGCCTTTGGAATTGTAATCCGAGGACTTGACCATCCATTTTCCGCTGACCGTTTCGCTTGGTGGTGTAATTTTCCATCCTTGGGAATTGCGTGAATCTCCATCAAGGTAGCGGATGCCGGGGATGCCTGCGGCGAGGAGGGCTTCGGAGGCTTTTTTAGGATCACCACTTGCAATTGTGTTGTAAATTTGTGACCCGTTACTTTTTTCTGTAACTCCAAGATAATCTGGCGTTATTCCTGTGGAGAACAATTCCTCTAAAATAGAATCACCTTTTGCAGCATATTTAGCCAACGCATTTTGCACCTTTGGACTCTGCTCGGAGAATGGTTTGTCCCAGTCGAGCAAGTCTTCCGGTTCGACATCGAGTTCGACGGTGTAGAGGTTGCCTTGTTTGACATCTATCTGTTCAGCAAAAGCATCTGAATAGCCATTGCTGTTCATTCGCTTATATCGCTCAAACAAGTCGCTATATCGGGAGTCGGTTTCAGTAATGACTTCTCCTGTATTTTTTACCGTGAACTCTGGTTTCGACAAGTCGTTCGCATATTTATCAGCAACATCTTTTTCCTGTGCAAAATACAGCCCCCAGCCATAAACCTGCGCTCCTTCTCCGGTTCCGATCTTGGCCGTGCTAAACTTGTCCACCTTGTGCGGCGTGCCGTGGAATGCGGCAATGCTGTAGTTGGCGGGGCCGGTGATCGTGGCGTTGCTGGCGCGGATGGAGGGAGTATCAGTCGAAACTGCGCTGGCGCGGGAGCCGATGGAGAAGTCATTGCCTTTGGGTTCCGGCTTGTTTGCCCGGAAGTCGAGGACCGGGATGGCGTCCATACCGAGTTCCTTGGCGGCGGTGGCGCGATGCCTGCCATCTTCCTTGCCGTCTCCATAGATGGCGAGCGGGTCGAGCTTGCGCCCGCTCTGCATCATGTTTTTGAGGTCGTCAATGTTGTCGCGGGAGGCTTCGTCCACCTCCAGCGGTCGCACTTGCGAGAGGAATTCGTCGGGCGACATGGTGACGATGCGCCCGCCACGCTGCGCGAAATCCTCGTTCGCCCACCACTTGCCTTTCTGCTCCATGGGGAAAGGATTGGTTCCAATGCTGTAATTGGTATCAGTCAAAACTTCGTTGGAAACCCGTTCGCGGGCGGTATCGACACGGGCCTGCTGGTTGAGGCCGACCGAGTCGGCGAGGAAGGATTCGTATTCCGCTGGGAGAGCGCCGTCCTTGAAGGCTCCGCGCAAAGCAACGGCTCGGCGCAAGACCTCGGCAAAGGTCCGCATCATATTCTTGATGTAATCGATGAACGAGGCAGGAAGAGCGGATGCCTCATTGGCGTCTATTTTCCCGTCTTCGTAGGCGGCTTGGACTTGAGCGAGCGATTCGACGATGTCTCCCTCGGTATCCCTTACAAGGTTTTGAAAGGTTCCCGGCAAGGCTTTTTCGGTGGCATCGAGCCACCCCCGCAAGGTGTCGAGTGTGACGCTGCCATTCTTGAGCGCAACCTTGACTGCCGTGTGGTGGATTTCCTCACGGAGGTTCTCCGGGCGGGTGTTGGGGTTGATCGTGATGAGTGACCCGAAAACCATCTCCGCGACATCGTCCACGCTGGCTTCGCCGAGGATGTTGATCTGCTCGTAAGGCGTGTCCTTGAGGTGGGAGTTCGCGATGCGGTTGTGGAGTTCTTGAATCTGGGCGGCATTGCCTGCGGCTTGGAGTTGCTCCAGCTTTTGCTGGGCGTTCATGCCTTCGGATTCCATGACGAGCGTGTTGTTGGAATCCTGCGATGTCCAATTAGCGATCCGGTCGTTGATGATTTGACGCAGTTCCTCTGGCTCGTATTGCGTCTCGAACTGCTTGTTGAGAATTTGCGCGTGTCCGTGCTGGGCGATTGCGTCCAGTGCCGCCTGCTGGTCTTTGGTAGTGAGGAGTTCCTTGCCGTCCGGCGTGGTGACGGTCCACATGCGAGTGCCGTCCTTGGCCACGGTCTCTTCCAGCTTGGCGCTATTCTCTGGAGGATTTTGTGCCTCCGAAATCGATTGCTGGATGAGATCCTCGCCAGCTTGGATATTCTCTGGAGTGCGGTTCGGAAACTCCATCTGGATGCGGGCGGTGTATTCCTCCGGGTTCTCGGCGCGTTGGATGAAGGTGGTTTGCTCTGGGCTGAATCCCGCCATGCGAAGCTTGGTGGCGTTGAGTTCGGCGGAAGGGTTCTTGATGTCGCGGTAGGAGGCGACCCCGCCACCGATGAGGGAGAGCGGGAGGGTGGCAAAGAAGGTCTCTGGACGTTGGCCTGCCCAACCTTCCATGAGGGAGGAGAAATCCTTGTCGGGCATGTCCTCACGGAGCGCAGCAACGGCGGTCTCCAGCACGGGGGCGATGAGGTCTTGAGCGCCCTCCTGCAAGTTCTGCTCCACGACATTGGTTCCGATCTTGACGGTGCGGCGGATGCCATCGCTTTTGATCCGGTCGAGGTATCGGCCAAACATGGGGAGCTTGCCAGAGAGGCTTTTCAACTGCACTCGGTCGATGGCGGCATTGGCTACACCTTCCACCAGGGCGAGACCTTGGGCGAACTGCGGGTTGATGTCCTGGTTCTCCAGCATGATGCGGTCGTACTCGTTTGCTTGGTAGGCGATGACGCCGAGGAACGGATTGACGGCAGTCGCGCCCATGAGCGGGATGCTACCGGCCAAGCCGTATGCGCCACGCTCGGCGGTTCCCCAGAAGGAATTCTCCTCCAGCACGGGGCGGATCGGATCGACGCCGGTCTTGGCGACATTGCGGAGTTCGCGCACGACCTTGAATCCTTCCATGGCGTTTTTGGCATAGGATGAAAATTGATCGGCTTCTTCTGGAGTAGCTTCGCGGTAGGCTTTTTGGGGGTTGGAAAAAAGAAAAGCGGTTGGGGCTTCCGCCATAGTCTGCGCTACGGGAGTTTTATCAGAGACCGTTGCCTTAGTGATATCTCCGTTTTGAGGAACCCACACCTTTTGACCTCCTTGAACCGCCTGCAAAACCTCATTGACTCCTGTCTCTTGAATCTGGAGCGACCCTTGCGGGATGAAGTCGAATCCACGGCTGAACGACTGCCCCATGTTGATGGCAAACTGATCTAGACCGGCGCGGTCGATGTGGCCTGCCTCTGCGGCAAGGGTCACATACTTGTAGATTTTCTGACGTTCTTCGGGAGATGCTCCGATGAGCGTATTGGAGAGGGTTTGCAGCGCCTCTGGATCAGACTCGCCTTTGGTAAACTTCTCCAGCGTGGTGAGCGTCTGCGCGGCCTGCGGGCGAACGGAGTCGAGGTCGTTGAACGTGTCGTAGTAGAGCTTGTATGCCTGCGAGAGGAAGGCGGCATCATTCGTTCCGTCCACAAGTTCCGGGTATTTTTGCTGCCACTGGTTGAAGACATCGGTCATGCCGTCCACGAAGGGACGATTCTGACCTAGCTGGGCATCTTTGATCGCCTTGCCGACCGACTGCATGTGGAGGTCATTGAGCGCCTCAGTCTTCTTTTGCTGCGTCTTGTAGTCTCCACTAATGAAATCAAAAAGCTGACCATCGTTGATGTTTTTCTGCCCGTAAGCGGACATCGAAAATGCGTCTCGCTCGACTTGGTAGGACATAGTGTCGATGGGGCGACCCATTTTATGTTCCATGTAAGCGCCAATGAGCGTCCGCTTTGCCGCTTGGTCTGGGTCTGGCGATTCCAGCACGGCAGTATTGGTCGCTTTCTCCTTCTCGAAATAGGCCTGGTCGGTGAAGAGTTTGGAGAAGTGATCGTCGGCTGAATTGTATTCCTGCTCTTGCTTTGCGTTCCCCCATGCCAGTAGATCATCTGCCATTTGTTGGCGCTTATCCTCTGGGGCATTTTCGATTCCGTTGAAGTATTCGGTTGCTGTTGCGTCGTCGATGAGTGTTGCCATGAAAAATTAAGCGTTGGGGGCTTTACGGAAGGACAGGACGGCCATCCCATCAATAGCCTGTTTTCCTCCCGGTGAATGGAAGTCGAAGCGACCACGAAGAGGCTTGCCGAATTTGCTCATGGCTTGCTTGTCCTGCATGGTGCGGTCATCCCAGTTACGAATGACGGTGGACCCATCCGCAAGCGTGAGTTCCACGGGGTCACCCTTCCCGATTCCTGCGGCTTTGAATTTGCTTTCGATATCGGGCGAGATAGCAAGCGAGTTTTCGGTGAGCTTGTTGTCCCATGCCCCGATACCGGCACGCGAATTAGAATCCGAGTAGGCATCGCCTTTGAAATTGTAGCTCGTAACTTTGCCTTCGGTTTTCATCGCTTTTGCTCTATCGATTGCCTCTTTGGCGGGAGGTGGAGTTGGCGTGGGTTTCGCAAAGTCTGATTTATTCACGCCACCCATCATTCCTGTCTGGAATGGCGTGCTTGGCAGTACCAATGTGGGTGCTTTTTTCATCCAGTTAGATCGAGCTTTTTCATCAAGAAGCGGTGTGATGAGCGTGTCCCGATAAGATAAAGCGTCCTCCGGGGTCTTGTCTTTATTTGCTCTATCATCAAACCAAGCGTCCATACCTTGCATCACCGAATAGACTCTGGCGTTGTAGGTGTTGTTCTTGGATTGATCTTCGATCTTGCCGTCCTTGTCCAATCCGGTTTCTCCCAGCAGACCGCTGTCGCCGATGCGCTTGATGCCTTGGATGAAATCAGACCGGTAAACCTCGCGTGGGGATTTTGGTGTTCCATCGAAGGCTTTCTTCCATGAGGAATTCAGTTCCCCTCCGAGCAACTGAGCATGCTCCTTGGGAAGCTTTGAAGCTATCTCTGCGTTAAGTGCGTAGAATTTTTCATCGTTCTTGTCGGCGCTG